CAGATTCAGTAAAAGATGAGTTAAAAGCATATACAAAAGTAATTCCTTTCAAGAAACTTGGTTTTAACTATGAAGGAAATACGGAAGCCTTAGTTTTTGATACTCAAATAAAACAAGAGGTTAATCCTTTTATGTTTGATTTATATAAAAAAGGTCGTGTATACAATCATTCTGTAGGAATGCGATATGTTAAGTTGTACCTATGTATTAATTCAAACGAAGCAGAATATTCATCTGAAAAGGAAAACTGGAATAAATACTATCCTATGGTAATTAATAAAGAAGTAGCTGACGAAAAAGGTTTCTTTTGGGCGGTTACTGAAGCAAAAGTTATTGAAGGTAGTGCAGTAATTAAAGGAAGTAATGAATTTACTCCAGTAATGGAAATTGAAATTGAGAAAGAAGCCGAGCAAATCACTTCTGAAACAAATATAAACGAGCCGTCACAAGACACTCAAAGCAACAAAAAACAACAATTTTTTATTAATCTATTAAATTAAACAAAATGAACTTTAAAAGTTTTTTAGTATCGAAAGGTATTACAGAGGAAACGTTCAAATCAATGGACGTAGAAGCAACAGCTGGATTATACAATGAGTATAACTCTTTGCTTGGTAAAAAAATTGATGAATTAGAAGCAAATAACGCTACTAAATCAGAAATGACAACTGCATTAGATGAATTGAAAAATGCACAATTAGAGCAAATGAAACAAATGAATGAAGCTCTTAAAGAAATGGGATTGAAAATTGAAGCATCTACTGAAAAGTCAGGAACTTCAAAAGGTGATTCATTAGAAGAAGTAGTTGCTAAAAATAAAGAAGCAATTGCTCAATTAAAAACAGATCGTTCTGCTCCTTGGGTTAAAATGACTGTTAAAGCAGTAGGTACAATGTTAGAAAGTGCTAACGTATCAGGTGGTAATGTACCAGTTGAACAAAGAGTAGCTGGACTTAACGCTATCGCTTCTCGTGTACCACGTTTGATGGATTTAGTTTCAAGAGGTCGTGCAACTTCAAATATCATTTCTTGGGTTTACCAACAAGGAAAAGAAGGTGCTGCTGGTGGAACTGCTGAAGGTGCAACTAAAAATCAAATTGACTTTAACCTAGTTGTAGATTCACAAGCTGTTGTTAAACGTACTGCTTTCATCAAAGTATCTACTGAAATGTTAGATGATATCGATTTTATTCAAGCTGAAATCAATAACGAGTTATTACGTGAATTGAACAAAGACATTGAGTTAACTGCTTATTCAGGTGATGGTACAGCTCCAGCAATGAAAGGTGTTAGAACAACTGCAACGGCATTTGCTGCTGGTGATTTTGCTTTGGCAATTGACAATGCAAACGAAGCAGATGTTTTAGTTGTAGCAATTAACCAAATAGCTATTGCTGAACAACCAACTCCAACTGCTATCTTAATGCACCCAACTGATGTAGCTAAATTATTAGTTATTAAAGTTAGTGCTACTGATAAACGTTATGTTGATCGTTTGTTAATGATTAATGGTCAATTATCTTTAGATGGTATTCCAATCGTTAAAACTACATTGGTAACTGCTGGTACTTACTTAGTAGGTGCTTTCAATTTAGCAACTCTTTATGATATGGGTTCTATTTCTATTGAAATGGGATTAGATGGTAATGACTGGACTAAAAACCTACGTACAATCATCGCAGAGTATAGAGGTGCAATGGTAGTTAAAAACAATGATCGTACAGCATTTGTAAAAGGTACTTTCTCAACTGATAAAGCTGCTTTAGAAACTGCATAATTATAATATAGGGAGTTGAAATATACTCCCTTAATTTTACTTAATATGGCAAAGAAAGTAGTTGAAGTAGTTAAAGAGTTAGCGTTCTATGAAGGTGTAAGATTATTTAAAGCAACTGGTTTAAATAGACACTTACCAAAAGATTTAGAAGTTGAACTAACTCATGAATTAGCATTGATATTGTTAGGGAAAAAAGCAGTTGAATTAAAATAGTTATGATAGTAGTTAATAGTGATTTTATAGGTAGATATGAATTAGCGTTAGACAAGTTTAATGTTGATAAAATTGATTACTATATTGAGAAGTACGAAAAAAAATACTTAATCCAGTTATTAGGTGTTGAATTGTATGATTTGTTTATTGCTGACTTAGATGTTAACAATGAGCCACAAACAGCAAAGTATATCACTATTTACGAAGCATTGAACTATGATAATAATGGAAGTATTGTTACAAGTGATGGTATTAAAGAAATGTTACTTGGATTTATTTTCTACCATTACACAAATGACAATACGCAACTTCAAACGCCAATAGGTACTACTAGTGCAAAAGCTGAGAATTCTAATGTATTAGGAGCTAATTACAACAACATAACACGTTTTAATGATTGTGTTGCAAGTTTTAGATCTATACAACAATACATAGAGGACAATATAAGCGATTACGCTACATATAACGGACAATATTTACCTTTTGAATACTTATTATAGTGAAAGATATTTACGACATAGTACAAGACGAGATTTTTTCTAAGTTGAATAACGAAGTTAAAATAGTTAGTGCTTCTGCTTTAAGTGGAGGAACACAAACAATTGTATTATGTGTTCAAAAATGGGTTAGAGTTGGAACATATTTAAAAGATGCAAGTAATAAGAATTGGTTAATTCAATCTATTACTGATAATGAAATAGTAGTTAAAAAACCAACTGGAGCTACAAATTTGAGTGTAAATCAAACGCTAACACTAATCGAACCTAAATTCTTATTTGGTACTCGAATAAGTGCAGATAATGAGTATAAGAAAACAAGTAATGACAACCGTAATAAGTTACCTTTAATTTGGTTAGTAGAAAATATCCGAGAAACTGAATACAACTATGGTAGTGCTATTGAAAGAGATGCTTCGTTGAGATTCTATTTTCTTGACGATAATAATCCAAAACAATATTTAAATGAAGATTATCGAAAAAATGTTGTAACTCCTATGATTGGATTAAAAGATGAATTTTTAAGAATAGTTAGATTAAATAAAATATTTCAAACTTATGAAAGTGTAGATATTAGAACTATTACAAGATTCGGAAATGAAACAGAACAAGGAGTAATTGAAAACATATTATCCGATAATCTAAGCGGTTTAGAACTCTCAATTAAATTGAGTGTGAAAAGAAAAAAAGAATGTAATTGTTAATTTAAAAAATAAAAGAAATGGCAGATTGTTTATGTGGCACAGGATTAGGTAATTTAGGTTTATCTTCTTGTGTAGTTAACAGAAATGTTACAAATAAATTATTCTTTGTGCCTGTATATGACAGCACGGGAGTAAAAAACAAATTAGATTTAACTGGTACAATTAATGAAGCTACTATTACAGCTTTAATTAATCAATCAGATGCTTCTAAACGTTGGTATTTATCTCCAGTATTTGAAAATGTTGTTAAAGCAACAGCAGATACTACATTTGAAGAAGCACCTTCACAACGTAAAAAAAGAATTAAAGCTGGTAAAAAATCTTTCAGTGCAGAGCATTGGGATGTATCTCCACAATTAGAAGGAAAATACAACGAGTACCTTTGTGGTGGTTGGGGTGTTATTGAACTTGATATTGATGGTAATATAATCGGTAAAAAAGTTGGTACAGATTTATATCCTATCCCAGTCGATGGAGATTCTTTTGATGTGAAATATGTTGATCCAACGGATGCAGCAACTTCTAAATTAATGGTATCTTTTGATTACAATCGTTTAATGAAATCTGAAGAGTTATGGTTAATTTCTGCTGAAGAAATTGGAGCTGATTTGAATGATCAAGATGGATTGAAAGATGTAGAGTTAGAATTTGTTTCTAAAACTTCTACTCAAGTTGTTGTAAATGCAACTTTATCTTATGGTACAGCAGTTCAATTGTTGAAAGTTAAAGGTTTATTAGCTGCAGATTTTGCACTTTATAACAATACTTTAGGAGCTTCTCATTCAATTACAACTGTAACTGAAGGAACTGGAGCAAATGAAGGTCAATATACTATTACTTATGTTGCTATCACAGGTTCAGTTGATAATTTAACTTTATCAATGGCAAAAGATGGTTATGTAGGTAAATTAGACTATGTTGATGCTTAAAATTTAATCAATGATTAAAATATAATCAAATTAGGGTAGTTAATAGCTACCCTTTTTTTATTTTTGTTGTATGGTAGATTTATTTCAAACGGATTTAGGCATAATTACAAAAAATGCAAAGATACTTAACGAGGTAAGTGCTTGGATAAATTCATTTGACATTCAAATTAAAAATGAAATTATATACCTTATTCAATATGAACAATTAATTAGTAAAGGTATTGATGCAAAAGGTAAAGTAATAGGTTTATACAAACCATTTACAGAGCAATTAAATCCATTAAAAAAAGCTGGTGAACATTATACTTTATTAGATACAGGAGAGTTCTTTAAATCTATGTTTATTGATGTAATGCGTGATAGTATAATAATTAATGGTAACGGTCAAAAAGATAATGAAAATCTATTTATTAAATTTGGTGATGATATCGTAGGTTTAACGGATGACAATAAAGAAAAATTAGCTGATTTATTACTAGAAAAATATATAAACTATGTTAGAGAAATATTACAAATCGGTTGATGAAATACCTTTGTTTAATTGGATAGAATGTACACAAGGTAATTTTAACTATGTTTTACATGATGAAAACAACACAACTAAAATAGAAAATTCAAAACTAGAAGAAATATTTAATACTATTTTTGATAGTTACATACAAAAAAACGGTATTTCTAAAACATATGAAAGGTTATTGAAATTGATCCGTAAACGTGCTTTGTTACAATTAGATTATACTATTAATTTGGATAGATTTAATTTAACTAAAATTGAGTTGTGTGATGCAGAAATAGAAACAATGAAGAAAAGTACCGATAGAGGTATAAGTATTCAGGAAACGCTTGTAATACTATCTAAATGGATAGGTTACAGATTAGATTGGAAAGTAATAAGTAAAGGAGAGTTTGATACTATCCTAAAAACATATACAAACGATAAAAAGCAAGAAAATGGCGAAAAAAATACTATCTAGTGATATAATAGAGCAAAATATATTTAAAAATACTATTAAAAGTGCGGATGAGTTAATTATTAAATTGACTGCATTAAATACCGAGTTTAAAACAGTTGCTGAAACTACCAAAGAGGTAATTAAATCTAGTAAATTTGATTCTGTTAAGTCTTTAAATGATTTCACAAAAGCAACTGAACAAGCTACTAAGTTACAAAAAGCACAATTACAAGTTCAAAATGAATTAAACAAAGCTCTAGGATTAAAAGCTAAAATAGAAGTTCAATTAGAGAAAAGCGAAACGGAAAGAACACGTAGAACAATTTTACAAACAAAAGAGCAAGAAAGACAAGCTAAAGCAACTGAAAGAGAGATAAAATCTCAATCTATGCTTGAAAGTCGTTACGCACGTGTTAATAGTTGGCTTAATAAATTACGTGCTGAATATAGAGATTTAGCTATAAAAAAAGAGTTAGGTTTATCTTTAACTGAAAAAGAAGAGTTAAGATATTCTACTTTGGAAAAACGTATTCAAACATACGATAAAGCTTTAAAAGGTGTTGATGCTTCAATGGGTATTCATAATCGTAATGTAGGTAATTATAAAAGTGCTTTTGATGGTTTAGGATTCTCAGTTACTCAATTAGCACGTGAGATGCCAGCTTTTGCGAATTCGTTACAAACTGGTTTCATGGCAATATCGAATAACTTACCTATGTTATTTGATGAGTTGCAAAAAATTAAAAAAGCAAATGTAGAACTACAAGCTACCGGACAACCAACAACAAGTGTATTTAAACAATTAGCTGGTGCAGTTTTTAGTTTTCAAACATTATTATCAGTTGGTGTTACATTACTTACTATTTATGGAGCTAAAATAATTGATTGGGTTAGTAATGCTTTAAATCCAGCAAATAAAGAACTTGAAGAACTTAATAAAAAACAAAAAAGAATTGCAGAAGAACAAAAGGCACAAGCTGAATTTGTAGGTAAAGAAAGTTCAATGTATGTTGGGTTGTTATATGCTTTAAAGCAAACAAATAAAGGTAGTAAAGAAAGAGCTGAATTGATTAAAACAATTAACGATCAATACGGAACTACTTTAAAAAATCTACAAGATGAAACTAAATTTCAAAATCAATTAAATACTTCAATTGAAAAGTATATTGAATATCAAAAAAACAAATTTACTTTAAATAAAAATGAGGAAAGAAGACAAATTATACTAGAAAAGCAGTACGAAAATGATATTAAAATACGTGAAAAACGTGAAGAAATAGAAAAACGTGAAGCAGAAGCAAGAAGTAAAAGATTTGGAACTGAAAGTTTTTATGCAAAACAAAGACTTGAAAAAGCAGAAAATGAATTAACTGTATTAGAAGATAATGCAAGGTATTATGATAGAAGGTTAGAAGTGTTAGCTAAAACTGACTTAAAATTAAATGGTTTAAATAAAACATTTGATAAACAAAAAGATATACAAGACAAAGGAGTTAGTTCGCAAAAAGAACTTAATCTTTATACTTCTAGATACTTGGAAATTTTAGCTAAAATACAACAATATAGAAATCAAGTTAGAGAAACAGAATTACAGGACCAGTTAAATAAAGAAATACAAAAACAAAAAGATAGTATTTCACAAATTGGAGTACCTGAAAACAGTAAAATTGAATCTATTTTACAACAACAATTAGATTTTAAATTAGAAGCACTAAAAAAAGAATATAAAGCAAATCAAGACGTTAGAGAAGAAGAATTTAAACAAGAAAAAAAGAAATTAGAACAAAAAAGAGATACATATAAAGTAGGTACTGAAGAATATAAAAAGTATCAAGAATCTATTAATGATTTAGAAAAAGATTATAAAAAAGAAAATGAATTTTTAACTGAACAAAATGCAGATAATAAATTAAAAATAGAGCAAGATTATAAAAAAGAAAAACAAAATATAGATAAAGAATTATTTGAAACATGGGAAGAATACCAAACAAGACAGTTAGAAACGCAAAAAAACAATGCTGAAAAACAATTACAACAGCAAAAAGATACTTTTCAAAAGTTAGATCAATTAGCTAAATTTTCAGCAGATTACTTCATTGCTCAATCTGAACGTAAAATAAATGCTATTGACAAACAAATAGACGCTTTAAACAAACAAAATGATTACATGAAGGATTTAGCAGCTAGTGGAAACATTACTGCTCAACAATCACTTGCACAAAACAATAAATTGATTCAAGATGCTAATAAAGAGAAACAAAAAGAGCTTAAGAAACAAGAGAAAATAAAACTTGCAATGACAGTATTTGACGCGTATAATGCTAACTTACAAAGTAAAGAATTAGGCGGTCAAAACGCACTAGTAAAAACAATCAAAGATGTTAGTTTACTTCAGGCGTTTATAAACTCTTTACCAGCATTTATGGAAGGTACTGAAGATACAGGATTAAATGGTAAAGGATTAGATGGAAAAGGCGGTTTCTTATCAGTATTACATCCTAATGAAAGAGTTGTGCCAAAGCAATTAAATGAAAAAATGAAAGGAATGACTAATTTAGAATTGTCTAACTTAGCGGATGACTATTTAAGAGGTAACGTTATTAAACAAGATACAGTTATAAATACTAATTGGAGTACAGAATTAATAGTTTCAAAATTGGATAGCTTAGAAAAGGCTATTATAAATAAAGAAGAATATAAAGCAGAAGTAGGTGAGATAATCGGAGGAGTTATGCACGTAGTTGAGACTATTAAAACTAAAAACCAAAGAGTAAGAAATATCACTAGGATATAAAAAAAAGGTAGCCGACAAGAACTACCTTTTAAACGTAAATAATAATCAAATGTCAACCATGACGACACAAATATATAAATAATTATGAGACATTTTATAGCAAATAAAGAAATTACACCAATAAATACTTTTGATATTGGTATTAATGTGAATTTTGAAGGTACAGTAGATCAAAACAAATTAACTACTGATACAATTAAAGTCAATCGAGAAGCATATACATTAATACAAAATCATTTACTAGTTAAAAGTTTTTTAGAAGGTTTAGATTATAAAGTTGAGTTTGCTACTGGTAAAGAATTGAATTTTGCTATTGACTTTACAAATAGTTTTAGAGACTTTGGTAATGAGTGCGAATTTAATTTACGTGCTATAAAGTCACACGATCATTTCTTTGATGATGCACAAGGATTAAGTTTTGAATTAGTAAATACTAAAATAAAATTCACAGGGTTTCAAGTAGGTTATCAAGTTATACCAAAAGATGCTGTTGCACAAGCTTTAATTACTTCTGTATCGTTATTTATGATATCAATGGCTTTAGCGGATAAAGCACGTGAATTAGCTAAAACAACAAAAGAATTTAGTTCAGCTGTTGCATACGCACCATTTGCAATTCAAGGTAAAATAGCTGAAGCTGCTGTTCAATTAATAATAGAAATAGCATTTACAGCTATATTGTTATTTCAGGCTGTACAGCTTGTAAAAAGATTATTTAATTTGATTTTCCCACAAGTAAGATATTTAAATGCTTGTACAGTTAAGGAATTATTAGAAAAATCATGTTCTTATTTAGGTTATACCTTTAAATCTACAATATTTGACAATAACTATAATAATATTGCAATTTTACCTATACCACAAAATACAACTAGTCAAAAATGGTACGAGATATTTCAAAATGATATTACTTTAAAATACAATAAATGTTATCCAAGTGCAAGTGATGTTACTCCAACTTTAGGAACTTTATTAAATCAAATGCAAATAATGTTTAATGCAGATATTAGAGTAGTAGATAAAGAAGTGCATTTAGAAAGATGGGATTATTGGCAAAACTCAAATAAACTATCTTTAAAACAACCTATGAATGTTCAAGAATTACGTAAAAACGTATTCACTTTTGATACTTCTAAATTGTTTAAAAGATATTATATACATTATTCAACTGATTATTCCGATCAAACAACACTAGATAATTTTGAAAACACAAACGCTGAGTACTCTCAGGATTTGATTTCAGGTGCTACAAATGAATTTAATCTAATTAAAGGACTAACAGATGTAAATATACCATTTGCACGTGCTAAAGCAAAGACTTACCAAAGTTGGTTAGAAAAAGAATTTGTTAAGTTGTTTAAATTGGTTGATAAATTAGCTGGTACTAATTATGCGTACAAAAAAGATAAAAAAGGTTATATAGTAATTACGGAGCAATTTTTCTCTATAACTAAGATATTTATGTGGGATGGAGTTGAAAAAGTAAGTCAAACAAATGAATATAAGTTAAACGCATCTAATATTTGGAATAATTTTCATGTGATTAACTCTTTAGAAAACAATCAATATATCATTTATGAAAACGTTAAGATTCCAATGACTGGGAGTGAATTTTTAGATATTTATAGAAATAATTACGTGAATATAGAAGGTACTATTTGTAAAATTATTACTCTACAATATTTCGATAAAAAGAATTTTGCTATAATTTCTTTCAAAATGCCAAAAAATTTGATTAAAAACTCGTCAAAACTCACAAAGTTATATTAATTTTATAGCATGGATATTTCACTATTAAATAACTTATCTGAACAAATAGAAAGTATTGCTAAGAATATGAATATTCAGATTCAATCAAAATTAAATGATGAGAATCTAAGCAATGAGGATAAAGAAGTAGCTTTAAACCTTATGAATACATCAAGTGATGTTATTAATGCTTTAAAAAACAAGGATATTAACAAATTAACAGATATTTACAATGCCTGTAACACTAGTAAGTAATCTATATACGGATGTTTACGGTAATACTTCAAGTTATTACAAAGCAAATGCAGGTGATACTGTTTCTGTTAAACATACTATTAGTACAGAAATATATATAAGATCAACACAAAGCAATTCAATGTCAATGAATGCTATTGATGGTACAATTGTACAATCACAAGGTTCGTTTATAGATGAAGGATTTAGAGCTGGTCAAACATATGTATTTAAAGATGTAAACAACTCAAATGTAGTTACTGCAACTTATACAGGTACAATTATTTCTGTTACTGATTTACAATTAGTAGTTACTGGATTACCTAATGTGAACAATTCAAGTTCTCAAGGTTCTATTTGGTGTATATTTGTTGAACAAACTAGAAAATCTATTGAATTAGGATTAAATTTCGTTGAAAATGAAAATCCAAATCCATCATTAGAATCTTTAATTGATGGTGAAACTATTAGATTTGTATATAATTCTGTAGATACTTTAACTGTATCTTCTCAAGCAAATTTAACACAAGTAGGTAAAAAATCAGGTGGATATGCTGTTTCAAATTGCAAAATAAAACGAATAGCTGATACTGTTAATCCTTATGGTTTTACTCACAATAGACAAAATTTTGAAATAACATACGATATTATATTTATAGGTGCATTTGTTGAAGATGCCTTTATAGGTGTTGAGTGTTTAAAATTATATTCAAAATTACAATTTAAAGTTAATGTTGGTGAAACTTTTGGTGTAACAACTATTAATATACAAGATAAAGCAGATACTGGATGGTTTGATACTGGTTTTAATAGTGAAATATCAAATGTTATTTCTTATACTACGGATGCAAACGAATTATATTATAATGAGTCAAAAAATATAATTTTCACAATTACGACAAATACAACTAGTATATCAACTATACAAATTGGTGGATGTTATATTACTTTAGATGAAAATCTAAATTTAAATAAAGCAGAATCACAAGAAAGTTATTTACCTTTTGTTAAATCCCCTTTATGGAATGCTACTAATATAGATGATTATGTTAATAGCTCTTCTGATTTTTTTACTATTGCTTTAAGAGATTTTAGTTATGTAGATGCTGGTGGTAATAGAACTTTTACAATTGAAATAGAATTTTTGCCTTATTATAACTCTTTAAATAGATTTGGTAAATTTATTGAAGGTAGAGGAGATTCTGACAGACTATTTTATATTTGGTGTAAAGTTGGTAATACAAATGTTTTAGTATATGGTAACCAATTAGAATATAAACAACCAGTTGGTGTATTAATTACTCCTGACTTTTCAGCGTATGTAAATCATGATAACAACCAATTATTCAAAGATTTATCTGAGCCTACAGAAAATTTGGATATAAATGTTCATGATAATATAGCTGTTATTTGTGATTTTGATTTTTCAGCATTAAATACTTTAGGAAATGTAATAGGAAAAATAGTATGTTATAATACTGCAAATGACTCTGAATTTGTACTAGATTCAATAACATACGATTGTAGTAATCAAGATCCGAATAACTGGGTAGAATTAAGCCAAAATTTATCATATAGCTTACCACTTACATCAAACAAACAAGTATCTTATTTAGCTTTAAAAAATGCTGTATCGCATGATTCTTATACATTAAGGTTATACTATCCATTTATGGTTAGATGGGAAGATTATTTAACTGAATTTGAAGCTAATAATTATTTTAAATCGCAAAATAAAGCTACTAAAAACTGGGTAAACTATCAAAATGGAACGTATGAACTTAGATTTAAATTAGAAATTGAACGTAATGGAGTGTATGATTATTTTTACAAAGATTTAGTTATATATGATTATGATGATTCAACAATTACATCTAATATAAAAATTTACGATTCAACCGGTACAAAAGAATATAATACAATTATACAAGGTAATATCTATCTAGTAAAGGCTACTCATGTACATCCTACTTCATGGAGTGGTTATCCTTGGGGAGATATAACCATAGAGCCACAAAACGGCAAACCAATGCAATTAATGTCAACGGAAATAGATTGCGATAAAAACAATGCTTTATACGGAATAAATAATGATAGACTTCAATATAGTTTAGTTTCTGCTGATACCATAGAACTTACTTGTTTATTAGATACTAATAAAGTAAATTATAGTTTTATGATTACTAGTAAAATAAGTGAAGATGGTCAAGATAATAATCACTTAGAAGAAACTAAATTAATGGAAGATGGTACTATTAAATTAATGGAAGATTTAACAACTAAAATAACCGATTAAAAATGGGAAAAAAAATAACACAATACCCTAATAACGTTTCAGTTAATCCTGATTTAAACTCTTTATTAGATTTAAGTGAAAAAACTGGAACAACTACTTTTGAAAGTAGAAAATGGACTTTAACAGCTTTTAAAACATGGGTTAATAGTTGGGTAGTTGCTGGATCAGTAGCATGGAGTTCAATTACAGGCAAACCTACAACTTTAAGTGGTTATGGTATTACAGATGCTGTAGATGGTAGCGGAACAACTGACTACGTTCCTAAATGGACTGATTCTAATACTCTTACTGATTCATCTATTAGAGAAACTAGCGGTAAAGTAGGAATAAATACTACCCCAGTATCTACAGCACGTTTAAAACTTGCTGAAACAGATGGTACAACTCCATTAAGAGCTGAAAATAATATAACTTCTACTTCATCAAATGCTACAGTAGGTTCATTTCAAAATGATGCCGTAAATAGTGCAATTAATTATGGAGTGAATACTTTAGTTCAAAATAGTTCTAATACCAATATAGGTGTACAAGGTAGAGCAATTGGTTCTGGAACTTCATATTCAATAGGTGGTCAATTTAGTGCAGAGGGAACAACTACTAATAAATATTCTGTTAATTTAAAAGATGGTACAGAAGGAGTAGCTGGAAGATTTCTGCGTAATATGGACACTGATGGAAATGCAAATTGGTCAAATATTGTTATTTCTGATGTTAATTCATTACAAACTAGTTTAGATGCTAAATTTCCTCTTAATCCAAGGATTCAAACATTTACTAGTTCAGCTACAGTTACTCCTACATCTACAAATGATTTAGTAACAATTACAGCGCAAGCTACTGGACTTACACTTGCTAATCCTACTGGTACATTCGTAGAAGGTCAATCGTTAATGATTAGAATAAAAGATAATGGTACAGCTAGAGCAATTACTTTTGATACTAACTATAGAGCAATTGGAATAACCTTACCTACTACTACCGTGATAAGTAAAACAATGTATCTTGGAATTATATACAATTCTACAGATGGTAAATTTGATATTTTAGGTTTAAATCAGCAAGCATAATGTACTATTATAAATTAATAAGTTCGATGTTAAAAGCTACAGTGAGTACATTACTTACTGGGCTTTACGCTGTATATAAAGGGGAATCTAATGCAAACGATTCATTGGGTGTTTATAATGGAACTCCATATGGTGGGTTAACATATAGTAGTGGTAAAAGTGGTAATGCTTTTACTTTTAATGGTACTACTGGACTTATTGAATTG